AGAACTTACATGCTGTATTTCATGGGCATCAACGCTTTTAGTTCAACCCGTTTCGCGGACTGTTCTGACGCCATTGATTACTGCAATGAGTTAGTGAATCTCAAAGCGGGGGGAACGGAGAAGCGCTACACTTGCAACGGCATAGTCATGGCAGATCAGCCTCATGAGGAGGTGCTAGAGCAACTTGCCAACAGCTTTGCAGGAGCGATACGGTACACTAGCGGTAAATGGTCGATAGTAGCGAAACCTGTGGAGGACGGTTCCGCGATCATCAGTGAAGATAAGATGCTCTCAACCTATCGGTTTGACTATAACAGGTCTACTAGAGACCTGCCAAAGGGCATCAGAGGGACTTACGTAGATCCAGACAGGAATTGGCAGGAGACTGAGTTTCCTACCCTGGATGCTCCTGGTGTACTTGCTCACCAGGATTATCTAGACCTCGAGCTTCCCTTTACATCGAGCCTAAGCGCTGCCCAAAGAATCAGTAAGGTGTTTTTGTTTAGGGCTAGAGCAGAGGAGAGTGTTAAAGTCTCCATGCTCCCCTCGTCCTTGCGATCTATACCAGGAGACGTGGTCACGTTTGATTCAACGAGGCTCGGGAAATCTATTTCAATGGAAGTGGTGGACACTAGTTTTACTGTTGAGAGTGACTCGCAAGGGCAACTTCGAGTTGAGACTACGTTAGGCTTGCAATCTTACGATTCAACCGCATGGGATTGGGATCCTGCCACTGAAGAGCAGGACCTACCAGAAGGGTCTACTAATTTAGGCGGAATCTATGCGCAAGGCCCTACGGGGCTTACCATGGTAGACAGTGTCTTCAACCTAACGTCCTCCGCAATTAGAGTGGACATTGAGATGGATTGGACGAACCCAGACTACGTTCCCGGGGGGGCGGCGCTAGATCGGACTCTTTATGAGATCGTGATAGAGTTTACCATTGACCCTGGTGGAGGTGCTCCTCACGAAGTTGTTACGCGAGAGAAGACTAACGTGGTCGGGGTAGATCCAGGCGCAGGGGGCTTCCGGCCCGATCCTATCGACGGTAGCGCGGACATTGTGCTAGGGGCTGCGGTTAACAAAACTGTTAAGTTTATCTATGAGTGGCCTGGGAGTTACACATATGTCTCGTATGAGGTTATCACTCGTCGCATTCGGTCAATTTACTCAAACGACGCAAAGAGTGAGTGGCTTTACGCGCCAATTCCCCCTGGAGAGGACTTAACAACTATTGCAGGGGCAACTCTAACAACTATTGCAGGGGTAACCTTGACAGAAATCGAATAAATCAACCGACACTATTATGGCAAACTTTACAGACTTCAGCGCAGCCACGACCATTGCAAGTGGCGACTACCTAGAAGGGCACTTGGCATCTGAGGCAAGCGGTAGTGAGCGCAAATTCACGGCTTTAGCTGTGGGTCAAGGTGCATTCACGCACGCAGGACAATACGCGGAGTTGAACAACCAGAGCAACGGCACCGCCCTAACAATCACTGCTGCATCTACTGATTTTTCTAACAAGGTGCAAATTCCGTTTTCAACAGCATCTTCGGTTGAACAAGGACTTAATGCAAATAACGCCACGGAGGACATTACCGTGGGCACGACCGGAATCTATCACGTTAGCGTGTCCCTCAGCTTCAGTGGAGGCGCAAACGAAACCTATTCCTTTGCTGTGTTTGCTAACAATGGGGCCAACCAACTTACGACACGCGCAACACGTAAGGTTGGCAGCGGTGGGTCTGTGGGGAACGCAGGTATTTGTGGAAACGTCTCCGTTGCCGCTGGGGTAACGTTAGAAGTATGGATTCAGAACGAAACATCCACTGACAACTGCACCATCGAAGACGCAGTGTTCTGCGCGTTTCGGATCGGTTAACACAGCACCCAAGTCCCTTTTCGAATGTCCCGAAAGATCTTGGCTTGCCCGTGGAGAGACCAAAGCTGGGCCACCATTCCCCATCTAGTGTTGTCAGAGTGGTCCACTGTTCTCGAGGTGAACCCCTTCAGATAATCCTGGATGATCTGCTCACGTAGGACTTTGTGAGGGGTTTCGCCTTGGTCACGTAGTCTTGCTAGAATGATGTCAGTTCGAGCCTTGTCTAGAGCACGGGCTCCGTATTTAGAAGGGTGCATTATCCTCGTCTGCGTCTGTTGTTTCGTCTTCTTCTAGTGGTTGGATAGTGTAGACCATCCCGTCCCTAGTCCGCTTCTTCTCGTATCCTGGGTCACCAGCATCTAGTTTGTCTTTCAAGTGCCATCCTAGTTGAGTCGGTTTTTTGAAGATCTTGCCCGCTGCACCTGAGTTGTCTACCACTATCCTATCGTAGAGCTCAGAGCAAAGCCCGACAAATGGTTCAGTTAACCCTTTACGGAATGCCGCTAGAACCTCGTCCCCGGGTGCTTTAGGTCCAACTTCCAGGATCTTCTTCTCTAGTTCAGGGTCTACCCAAGGACGAATCCCGAACCTGCCTCCCAGATAACTAGGTTCGTGTGTATAGTCTAACAACCACGCACCAAGGTGAGGAAGTTCTTCCTCGAGCTCTTCGTTAGTGATCCAAGGGTCTATGTTCACCGCGTTGGCTTTGAGAATGAGTAACTTGTCTTTTATGTTGATGTCAGTTCTAGGAAGCGCGTTGAGTGATTCATAGTCATCGTTAGCCGTCATATAAATGCGCCCGGTCCAACGGATCATGATAGGTGCTTGGTACATGGCTCGACATGGCAAGTCATCATTCGCTAACACTCGTTTAAACTTCTTTGAAAACCTTGAATGCTCAGACCATGACGCTTTGTTGGCTACGTCATCCAAAGTCCAGACGGGGCTAGTGACTAGGTTCTCATTGAAATTGTCGCCATCGACTAGGTAAGGGCTAGCGTCTACAACTCCCCCTAACAAACGTCCACAGATTTGATTCGCTGTGAAGGTCTTGCCGTTACCAACCGGCCCAGCGATGATGCAACCCAAGCCGCGTTGAGGGTCCTCGTTGACTCCGCAACGGTATGCATGCGCTAAATGCGCTAGGAAACGTTCTCGAGGCTCTTTGACGAAGAATTCTTCGAAGAACTCTTGAAGCCGTGGAAAACGTTCCCCCCATTCCGCAGAGCTAGGGGCAGGAGTTAGCGCGCTAACGTACCCTATGTTAAGCTCGACACCATCAGTAGGGTTGTTAGGGTGCCGAACCCCTGGACGAGTGTAGAACATCGAGATTACCTTGAGTTGTTTATCGTCTCGTATGTGCATAGCGGCCCGAGAAACAGGGGAAGCACCTCCCCCTTCAGGGGATCGGTTAGAGAGTCCCATGCAGTGCAGGTCCTCTTTAATCTGGGTCTCGTTACGGCAGACCCACCTTCCGTGTGCGTTTGGTTTCCAGTAACTTTTGGAATCAAACCAGATGTCCCTAGAAGGATCCGTCAGCGCGGTCTCCTGGTAATGGCTTACTTCTTTACTCCCTAACAATTCCTCATCTCTCCAAGGAATGAACCCACGATCTGAGGTGAAACAAGTTAGACCAGTTTCCCTAACAACCACCGAGAATGAATCACCGTCATCGTCCCAGAAACGAACGCCGCGCGATCCAACCTCAAATGACTCCCAACCTCCCGGCCATTTGTTTGGGTATTTCTCCGACAAGTAATTCCGAACCTTGTCAATTGGCACCGCTGCGTCTCCGGAATCCTTAAACCGGAATTTCTTTGAAGCACACATGAACCATGCATGAACTAACGTGTCCTCAATCGGTTTCCCTTCTCCTGCCCATTCCCTACCCACTTCGTAGTATTGTGAGGGATTACGAAACGCCTTTTTGTCATAACCTGGAAGAGCAGGGAGGGCCAGTTTCGTCTCTAATGTCTCCATAAACTTCGAGGCTAACCCTGACACGTTCCCCAAGTGGATTGGGTTCTCGAATAGATAGTGCAGATGATAGCCTCCACTAAAGGATCGGCTTATGAAGCTGGGCTCGTAGCCTTTCGAGAAGTTCAACTCGACTGGGGCGCAATCAAGATCGACGATGACACCTCGACAAGTGACAGGTGGGTTATGTTTCGAAATGCGCTCGTTTCTAGAAAGACCTTCCCATCCTGACAGAAAGCAATGCTTCGTGTCAGGGTCTTTCCATTGCGCGGCCCATTTCCGCTTGTTCGATGGGAACCCTAAAACTGAAAAGGAGCTTGGGTCATCAGTAAGAAGGGCTTCATTGGATACTAAGTTGGCGAGGTATCGGAACATGTTACGAAGGGTCCGGTGGGGCAATTAGATGGGAGCGGATTGCATCTGACAGTCCTCCCCAGGTGACCCTCGGTGGAACTGGGGGCATGGAGAGCGCGTAACGGTAACGGGAATCCACCGGTATGAGCTTCACTAGTCTACTCATCTTGTCAGGCCCAGAGTAAGCGGCGACCATATCAAACGTGGATCTGACGTGGACAAATCCCCAAGACGCCCTAGCAAACTGACACAAAGGGCAGTCGTCTTTTGATAGGGTGTCGACCCATTCAGACGGCGGGCGCGATGATGCGAAATCTGAGAGATCCTCTAACGTAATGTTCATGAAATAAATTCCTCTGCTTCCTCTTCTGGATCTTCGTCATCGGGAAGTGCGTCGAACGTTCTCCTCGCGGCATCCGCAACTAGCCATTCCACCGCTAGGAGCGATGCGTTCGGTTGATCACAGTGGATTGAGTGACCAGAGGCTAAATGGAGCTCGCATGTGTCGACCGCGACCACTTGCCGTAAGTCAATTACGAGGGTGTCAGTGACCAAGACGCCGGCTTCAACGGTTTCTATGTGTGGGCCAGGGTGGAACTTTTCGGATAGTCTTCTCATCACTTTGTGTATTTGGTTAGGAATTGAGTGTCTACGCTCAGAGGTAACTCTTGGCACCATTCAGGCGGGGTCTCTAGGATTGATTGTAAGATGGTGCTAGCGTCTACTGCCTCATCCACGGGAACCTCTAACAGCACCTCATCGTGAACAATGAGGACTGGTCTAAAGTGGCCACCAAGATCCTGAAGCTTGAGTAGGTGCTCCGCGAAGATGTCTCGGGCGGTTGCCTGGACGAGGTTCTCAAACAATAAACCGCCATATACTTTCCTGACGCCTTGGCCAAGGATCGGAGTGCATGTGAGCTCTCTGCCTGAGTAGTGAGGCTTATGATAGACGATGTCTCTCCCACTAGGCAGAGGCATACGGTGTTCCTTGGTTCCAGGCGCTCTGGCACTTTCAGCAAAACTAGCTTCGAGCCGTTTCCACGCCGCGACGATGCCCGGGTTAGAGCGCCGATAGTCACTGACGACGTGCTGAGCTTCCTCGGAGGTGATGTCCAGCCCTCCCAGGATCCTAGCTACGTCTACGAACTTGGCGGCGCCACACCCAAACCCTAGACCAAGCACTCGCGCCTTAGCTAACTGTCGGCCTTGAGGGTCCGCTTCCGACATAGGGCGAGAATCCTCGTAACCCATAGTTAGCCTAGCGTGAGCCTCGTAGAGATCAACCCCGCTGGCAACCATGTCTAGCTGTGCAGTGTCCTCAGCTAGCATTAAGGCAACCCTAGCTTCAATCTGTCCGTAGTCTGCCTGCACAAGAACGTAGTCGGGCCTGGAGATAATCAGCGAACGAACGTCTACCCCTGAGACTGCCTTTCTCGGGAAGTTTTGCACGTTGACACCTGCGTCACCGCTCCACCTGCCTGTCTTAGCACCGAAGTACTTGAGACCATAGGGCATTCTGTCGCACTCATCAGCTAACGATTCCATGCGCTTGACTAGCTCGCACGTTCGATTCAACGAGCGATGGTTTCCTAGCGCTTTGGCGAAGGGGTGCTCGTCTCCATATTTACCAATCCACGCTTCGAACTCTGCTGACGTCTTCGCCATCGACTTCGGAGGGTCAATGCCTTTAATATGGCAATACTCTTTAACCGCCTTTGGACTAGTGGTAGGAATGATTTTGCCCTTGGCGTCTTTGGAACCATGCCACGGAATGTCTGCCGAGTTCTCATAGATCTCAGTCGCTAACCTGAGTATATACTCATTCGCCCGATCCACGTCCAGTTGGAACCCTCTAGCACACATCTCACGTGTTAGCCTGGACACCCTACGCTCGTTCTCCGGCCATTCGTGACAATAACTGAGCCACAACTCAAGGCACCTATCACTGTCCTGTTGAGCATAGTCTACGAGTTCATAAATGGTTTCCTCGTCAAGCTCATCCCAGTGCCTACCCTCCATCATCTTCCGAGTGTCTTTAGAAACCTCTTTGCCAAGAAGCTCCATACACGCGGTTTTAAGATCTCGTTTACAGCCCAGATAGGCTGACATGTCTGCGGTGCATTCCCATGAGCCTGGCATCCCGTAGACATCTGTTAGTTTGTCCCCGTTTATGTCGACGCACGCACGGTAACAGGCTTCGTCGAACGCGGCGTTATGAGAGACCCAGACCCAATCAGGCCCGGTGAATTCGTCCCATGGTATCGACCGGGGTTCTCCTACGTGTCCGCCGTCGCCGGCTATTGACGCTGAAACTAGATAAATGTCAGTGTCTGGGTGAGTCACGTATCCTTGCAGACCCAATGAGCTAATGTTATGCTCCTTTGAATAATAGGTCTCAAAGTCAATTGCGGCGACGTTAAGGTCTTTCAAATTATATTTCTTCACTTTGTCATTTGGTTATCGCGCTCCATGATCTCTGCTAACTTTTCCCAAAGGCCTCGGTACTTGCGGTTAGGGTTTGATAGATGTCGTATGGTTGCAAGCATCGCCTGCTCTCTCGTCGCACCCCGCTTCTCCGCAGCATAAACGGAGTCTCGGAACGTGCATTCGGTGCATCCTAGCGCTTTGGCCCATTCTCTAGCTTGTGCAGTCTTCCCTTGGAGCGTGAACCCTTGACGAACTTTTCTGTGTTTCATACGTTTTCGGGTGAAGTATGATGTTATTAATGGTTTCTTTGGTGTTGGTACAGTCTAACGTTAAGTCGATGTCACTGGGTTCCAGTCCCTCTTCGGTTGCGTGCGATCCATCGTAGGGGATGCCGTCACGGGACAGCTCAACCACAATTCCACCACGGTTTCTAATGGCTGATGCTTCGTTAGGGAAACGAACGTCATCGATGATGGCGAGGTGGCTATCGCATTGGTCAATCCGGGCCATGAGTAGGTCAACCCAGATGTCTTGACCCACCTTCTCACGTCCCCATTCGGTTCCAAGGGATCTCATGAGATCTCGAGTGCTCTTACCGTTATAAACGGGGGCTCTCTTATCCTCGTAATTGATCGAGAGCCCCATGATGTAGAGACCCATTCGAATGTTCCCTGCGAACGAGAACAGCTCTCCATAGGCGAATGGCGTTAGTCGCCGAGCTAGGTAAGACTTGCCAACCCCAGCGGGGCCAGCGAGTCCGATTATGTTAGTGTCCATGCTTGTTGGTTGGTTGGTTATTGGTTATTGGTTATTGGTTATTGGTTATTGGTTATTGGTTATTGGTTGTTTCCATGGGGCATGAGTTGCATTTAATTGGCCTCTTGTCAAAAGGCTAACATTGGTAAAAAACAAAAGGGCCTTGTAAGGTTTTACCCCTACAAGGCCCAGCCAGTAACCAGCTGGCACCCAACAACTTACCCTAACCCACCTATTTCCCTGGCGAGAGTTTCAAGAGTTTCTGGAGAGACTGCCGGGCCAGCTCCTCCCCACTTAACTAGCCTCATCACGTCACCTTTCCAAGCTCGAGTGCCGCTCACCATCTTAGTAACCTTGTTATAAGATGCGCCTCCGTAGTCGAGGTTGATTTTGCGAGCTATCGCCTTGGCGAAATCGAGACTGAATCCCCTAGCCCAAAACGAGCAAAGCACGTATTCACGACCTCCAGCGGAGATAGAAGAATCGTCCTCAATGCCATCTGGAAGCACCACTGCTAGGTTGACGATGCATAGCCTAACAACGTCCTCTTTTTCTAGACCCGCCTCTAGGAGCTCTTCGTTGGTCAAGATGTTAGGAGGCGTTAAGTTGCTTGGGTCATATTCCCTCTTCTCTTGCCATCTCCATTGTGTTGCTAGTACTATGGTTGAAAGCTCCTGGCCTAGATCAAGGCGCTTGTCGTATAGCAGGGAGCCA